GAACGCCGTGGGCGTGGATGGCACTTCTGCTGCCGCTACCGTCTCACTTCCTATCCGCATCGTGGCAGGTGTCCCTGACACCGCGAACTCGTCTGGTGAATTCTGCGAATTCATCTGCAAGTTCAACGCTCCGTACATCACGCTGACCGAAGGTACGCCTAACGTCGTCGCATGGAACGGTGGCCACATGTACAACAACCCGACCGGCGTCTAAGGAGTTAGATCATGGCAATTTCTCGTGCCCAACTACTGAAAGAACTCCTGCCCGGCCTTAACGCGCTGTTTGGTCTGGAGTACAAGAAATACGGCGAAGAACACAAGGAAATCTTTGAACAAGAGAGTTCCGAGCGTTCGTTTGAGGAGGAGACGAAACTCTCCGGCTTCAGCGCCGCGCCTGTGAAGAACGAAGGTTCTGCGCTGGCATACGACAACGCCCAAGAAGCATGGACTGCACGCTACGTGCACGAGACCATCGCTATGGGTTTCTCGCTGACTGAAGAAGCCATCGAGGACAACCTGTACGACTCTCTGTCCAGCCGCTACACCAAGGCGCTTGCTCGTGCCATGGCCTACACCAAGCAGGTGAAGGCCGCTGCGATCCTGAACCAAGGCTTCACTGGTGGCCCCACCTACGGTGACGGCAAGACCCTGTTTGCTACCGACCACCCGCTGGTCTCCGGTGGCACCAACAGCAACCGCCCCACCGTTGCAGCCGACCTGAACGAGACTTCTCTGGAAGCCGCCGTTATTCAGATCGCTGGTTGGACGGACGAACGCAGTCTTCTGATTGCCGCCAAGCCCCGCAAACTGGTTGTGCCTCCCAGCCTCCAGTTCGTGGCCGAGCGTCTGCTGAAGACCGAACTGCGTGTCTCCACCGCCGACAACGACATCAACGCCCTGAAGTCGATGGGTTCCATCCCCGAAGGCTATACGGTCAACCACTACTTGACCGATACCAACGCATGGTTCCTGCTGACCGATGTGCCCAACGGCCTGAAGCACTTCGTGCGTACCCCGATGCAAACGGGTATGGACGCTGACTTCGACACCGGCAACAGCCGCTACAAGGCCCGCGAGCGTTATTCGTTCGGTGTGTCTGATCCTCTGGGCGCGTTCGGTTCTCCCGGCGCGTGATGAGATGAGAAAAGGGGCTTCGGCCCCTTTTCTTTTTTGACGGATCGTGTATATTTGAACCAAACCGGGAAATTCCGGTGTGTTTGACAGGCCCGGCTGACGACATGCAGACGAACACACCATAACTCGCATGTGAGGAAATCATGGCTCGCACTACTTTTCAAGGCCCGGTTCGTTCGCTGGGTGGCTTCTACACCCAAGGCCCCAACACCATCGTTGAGGTCGCCAATGGCACCAACACGCTGACTCTGGACGTTGCCAACTACGCTGGTCGCACCCTGCGCACCAACGACGCAACGCTGATCATCACTCTGCCCGCCATCGTGGCTACCGCTGACCCGGTGACCTCTGGCCCGGGCGCTGACCCCAACACCCTGAACAACCTCGGTGCAACCTACCGTGTGTTCATCGAGACCTCGGCAACCGCCGTGGCTATCAAGACCGACGGCACTGACAAGTTCGTGGGCTCCATCATGATGGTGGATACCGACTCCAGTGGCGCAGTCTCTGGCTACGCTCCGAGCGCATCGAACGATGTGATCAACCTCAATGGCACCACCACTGGCGGCATTGCTGGCTCGTGGATCGAGATCACCGCCGTTGATGCCAACAAGTACTTCGTGACCGGCATCCTGCTGGGCTCGGGTTCTGTGGCCACTCCGTTCGCTGACGCCTAATCGGAGGTCGCCATGACAGTTCAAACCGATGTCAGAAGTGCCACGCGCACCTCTGACGGCACCCTCGTAAGTGCCCGGGCTCGCATCAAAGCGATGACCATCACCTGCTCCGCAAGTGCAGGGTCGGTTGTGCTGAAAGATGGCGGCTCCGGTGGCACGACCAAAATCGAGATCAACACCCCCGCTCTGGCGGAGATTTTCAACGTCGCCATCCCAGCAGAGGGAGTGTTGTTCGAGACCGATGTGTATGTGGACGTGACGAACGTGAGTTCGATCACGGTCTTCTATGGCTAAGTCTCCAGCATGGCAACGGGCGGAAGGCAAAGACCCCAAGGGGGGTCTCAACGCCAAAGGCCGCGCCTCTGCGAAGAAGCAGGGCATGAACCTCAAGCCGCCTGCTCCCAACCCCAAGACCAAAGAAGCCAAAGGACGCCGTGCGTCCTTTTGCGCCCGTATGTCTGGGATGAAGGAGAAGTTGACATCGGAGAAGACCAAAAAAGACCCGAACTCGCGTATCAACAAGTCACTGAGGGCATGGAACTGTTGATATGGAAGTGATGATATGGAACACAGTCCTCTCTTTCGTCTCGGCGCTCATTCTGTGGGCGCTGAGATCGCATTGGGAGGAAGTCAAGCGGCTGCAAATCTTGCTCAATCGCACACGCGAGGAGATGGCCAAGGAGTACATCACACGTGCCGACGTACATCACGACTTCGCACGGGTTATGGATCGCTTGGATCGCCTCGACAACAAGATTGACGCGTTGATCAAGGAGCATCGAAGTGCCCTCAACTAGCAAGAAGCAGCACAACTTCATGGCGGCAGTGGCCAACAACCCGTCGTTCGCTAAGAAGGCAGGTGTCCCGCAGTCTGTGGGGCAAGAGTTCGTCAAGGCCGATAAGGGCCGCAAATTCATGAAAGGTGGTGGGGAAATGAAAGAATCCAAAGCAATGATGAAGAAGGAAGTCGGCTTCATGAAGAAGGCTGGCGCTCCGAAGTCCATGGTCAAGCATGAGGAGGCTGAAATGAAAGGTATGAAGGGTATGAAGTCGGGTGGCGTTGCATCGTCCCTGAAGACGCACGCTTCGATGCCCGCTTCCAAGGCGCACGCCGGACTGAAGTCTGGCGGTAAGGTCAAGAAGTACGCCGCTGGTGGTCTGGCCGCTGGCCACAAGGCTGCTGACGGTGTTGCCCAGCGCGGCAAGACCAAGGGCAAAGAGATCAAGATGGCCGGTGGCGGCATGTACAAGAAAGGCGGGATGTGCTGATGAAAAAATACGCCGAGGGTGGTATCTACACCGCCGAAATGGGTCAGCCCCCCATGGAACCCGATGGTGGCTCTGTTACGCCCGCGCCCAAGCGTCCGATGCGTGGCATGCCTCCTGAGAGCCCCATGATGAAGCGTGAAGGTCGTGGCATGGCCAAGGCCGACATGCAGAAGAAAGCCCCCCAGAAGATGCCGCCCAAGATGCCCGGCATGAAGAAGGGTGGTTCTGTTTCCGCACGTGCAGACGGTATTGCCAAGAAGGGCAAAACCAACTGCAAGATGTACTGAGGTGCACCATGATGGCCAGTCGGGGTATGGGAGCCATCATGCCCAGCAAAATGCCGGGCGGCAAAACCATGCGCCGCAAGGATGGTGACAAGTTCAACGACAACGGCGTGACCAAGCGCCGCAAGGACGGCGACGAGTTCACCATGTACGCGGAAGGCGGGGCCGTCAAGTCCAAGGTCAATGAGGCCGGGAACTACACCAAGCCGGGCATGCGCAAGTCGCTCTTTGAGAAGATCAAGGGGCAGGCCGTGCAGGGCACTGGGGCAGGGCAATGGAGCGCCCGCAAGGCGCAGTTGCTGGCCAAGCAGTACAAGGAAAAGGGCGGGGGGTACCGAGATTGAAGTCACCGCAGAAATCGCTCAAGGACTGGACAGACCAGAAATGGCGTACCAAGTCCGGTAAGCCGTCGAGCAAGACGGGGGAGCGATATTTGCCTGACGCGGCCATCAAGGCGCTCAGTCCCGCCGAGTACGCAGCCACAACCCGCGCCAAGCGTGCTGGCAAAGCAAAGGGCAAGCAGTTTGTTGCCCAGCCAAAGAACATCGCCAAGAAGACAGCGGGGTACAGGTAATGACGACTTCGGGCACGACCGACTTCAATCTCGAATTCACTGAGATCGCCGAGGAGGCGTGGGAGCGGGCTGGCCGCGAGATGCGCACGGGCTACGACCTACGCACTGCTCGTCGCTCCATGAACTTGATGACCATCGAGTGGCAGAACCGTGGCATCAACATGTGGACGATTGACGAGGGGTCAGTCAACCTTGGACAAGGTATCGCAGAGTACGATCTTCCTGCGGACACCATTGACCTGCTGGATCACGTGATCCGCACAGGTGAAGGCAACGTCTCCACGCAGGCCGATCTGGCCATCACGCGTATCAGTGTTTCTACCTACGCCACCATCCCCAACAAACTCCAGCAGGCCCGCCCCATTCAAGTGTGGGTTCGCCGCCTGCGGGATAACCCTAAGATCGTCGTCTGGCCGGTACCCGATCAGGGCACGATCAACAATCCCTACTACGTCTTCAAGTACTGGCGCATGCGCCGTATTCAGGACGCAGGCGCGGGTGTTGAGACCGCCGACGCCAACTTCCGCTTCCTACCCGCGCTGACCGCTGGGCTGGCCTATCACATCGCCATGAAGGTGCCTGAACTGGCCGAACGTGTGCCCATGCTTAAGGCCGCGTACGAGGAGCAGTTTGATCTGGCCGCAGGAGAAGATCGTGAGAAGGCGTCGGTGCGCTTTGTGCCCCGACGCTCGTACATCGGAGGCGGCTAATGGGCAATCGGTACGCGTCAGCCAAGATCGCCATTGCGATCTGCGACCGATGCGGGTTTCGTTTTCGCCTGCGCGAGTTGCGCACGCTGGTCATCAAGACCAAGCAGGTCAACATGTTGGTGTGCAAGGAGTGCTGGGAGCCTGACCAACCGCAGTTGCAGTTGGGCATGTATCCTGTGGACGATCCGCAGGCTCTGCGCAACCCGCGCCCGGACAACACCTACGTGCAGTCTGGCCTGTTAGCAGATGGCTCGATTGGTGAAGGAAGTAGAAACATTCAATGGGGATGGAACCCTGTGGGTGGTTCGCGTAGTTATGATGCTGGCTTGACACCAAATAACTTGGTTGCTCAAGGACAAGTTGGTACAGTAACGGTAGTGACAACGTAAAGGAGTCGAGTATGTCTGGCAAGATCAAACCATTCAAGATGGCCGAGGCCGGTGTTGAATCGGTCAAGGAAGACCTGAAGAACACCCGCACGGTCGCCGGGAACAAGCGGGCTGATCCGTACCCCGAGATCAAGACCAGCGGCATCAAGATGCGCGGCGCTGGCGCGGCCACCAAAGGCGTGACGAGCCGAGGCCCGATGGCCTAAGAGGTAGCCATGAACTACACCGAGTTGTGCGTCAACATTCAAGACATCTGTGAGAACGAGTTCTCATCGACGGAACTCGCCATGTTCACGCAACAGGCCGAGCAGAAGATTTACAACACGGTGCAGATTCCGGCCCTCCGTAAGAACGTGACGGGCGCAATGACGATTGGCAACGCGTACCTTCAGATTCCGTCTGACTTCTTGTACTGCTACTCACTGGCGGTCATCGACACCGATGGTGAGTACCACTACCTCCTGAACAAGGATGTGAACTTCATCCGTGAGGCGTACCCAAAGAACAACTTGGCGTCTCGTGGTCGCCCCAAGCACTACGCCAACTTCGACGACTCCGCGTTCATCCTTGGCCCCACTCCTGATCTGGCCTACAGCGCCGAATTGCATTACGGCTACTACCCTGAGTCCATCGTCACGGCGGGAACCACGTGGCTTGGCAACGAGTTTGATTCTGCTCTCCTCAACGGCGCACTGGTGGAAGCCATTCGCTTCATGAAGGGTGAGCAGGACATGGTGGCCCTCTACGAGCGGCTGTATGTGCAGGCCATCGGCCTGTTGAAAAATCTGGGCGACGGCAAACTGCGTCAGGATGCGTATCGTTCTGGGCAAGTCCGTATTCCTGTCAGTTAAGGAGAATTCTCATGGCAATCACGCAAGCAATGTGCACTTCGTTCAAGGTCGGCATCCTCGATGGGGACTTCGACTTTGGCACGGGCACGACTCAAACCTTCAAGATCGCGTTGTACACGTCGTCGGCCACTCTGAGCGCTGCCACGACCGCGTACACCACGTCCAACGAAGTGACCGGCACCGGGTACAGCGCAGGTGGGCAGGCTCTGACGATCAGTCAGGTGCCCACATCCAGCGGCACCACGGCGTTCATCGACTTCTCGGATGTCACATGGAGCACCGCTACGATCACTGCTCGTGGCGCTCTGATCTATTTGGCCAACGGCACGACCAACCCTGCGGTTGCTGTGCTGGACTTCGGTGGCGACAAGACCTCTACCGCTGGCAACTTCACCATCCAGTTCCCCGCCGCAGACGCATCCAACGCGATCCTGCGCATCGCTTGATGGTGAGTAGGTGGCTGATGCAAAGGTAGCCTTTGAAGGTTGGGGCGCTTCAGGCGTTGCTTGGGGCGACCAAGGGTGGGGTGTCGGCCATTCAAATGTCACGGGCACAGGTGCGGTCGGTACCGTCGCCGTCACCGCTGACGCAAACGTCTACCCGTCGGGCCTTGAGGCCACGGGTCAAGTTGGCTCTGTCCTTGTTCAGGGTGACGCCAACGTCTTCCCCACTGGGGTCTCCGCTACGGGCGCGATTGGCACCGTGGTGGTCATCGCCGAGGCCAACGTCTACCCCACTGGGGTACAGGCCGACGGGTTCATCGGGGCCGTTCAGGTCATTGGCGATGCGAACGTCTACCCCTCGGGGCTCCAAGCCGTCGGGCAAGTCGGAACCGTCGTGGTTCAGGCCGACGCCATCGTGCAGGTCACGGGCGTCTTTGGCACGGCCCAACTGGGCACCGTTCAGGTTACTGCGGACGCCAACGTCCCGGTCACCGGGCTTGCTGCCACTGGCGCTGTGGGCACCGTGGTGGTCATCGCGGAAGCCAACGTCTATCCGACCGGAGTCTCCGCAACAGGTGCAGTGGGCACCGTCAATGTCACTGGCACGGCCAACGTCTTCCCCACCGGGGTGGAGGCGACCGGAGCCATTGGCCAAGTTTCGTTCTCCCTGTCCATCGTTGTTTCGGTCACGGGCGTTTCAGGCACCATGCAGTTGGGCGATGTGGTCGCCACTGGCGGAGCCACAGCCTTGCCGACGGGCGTCCAAGCAACTGGCTATGTTGGCCAAGTAAATGTTTGGGGCCAAATTGATGACGGGCAGAACGCGAATTGGGGTGGCATTAACGACAGCCAAAGTGCTTTGTGGTCACAAGTTAGTGACGGACAGAACGCAAACTGGCAAAATGTCAACGATACTCAGACATCCAACTGGAATGTCGTGAGTGATACGCAAACTGCGGGCTGGCAAGAAGTTGTCACATGAAAGGACAGTAGATGACTACTCAGTACACTCCAATCCTCAAACTGGCCCTGCCGGTTACCGGCGAGTTGTCGGGCACGTGGGGGGATGTCGTAAACGACAACATCACGTCGATGGTCGAGCAGGCCATCGCTGGTCTTGCCACCATCAGTACTTGGACGGGGAACTCTCATACCCTGACCACGGCCAACGGCACGACCTCTGAATCGCGTTGTGCCATGCTGGTTGCCCAGAACGGCGCGGGCCTCACTGCCGCAGGCGAGATCGTCTGCCCGGCCTCCAGCAAACTCTACGTCCTCAAGAACGACACCTCGTACGCCATCACGCTGAAGACCTCTGCTGGTACTGGCGTGGCTGTGGCCTCTGGCAACACCGCGTTCCTGTTCTGCGACGGCACCAACGTCAATGCCTGTGTGACCACCATCGTTGATGGCCGAGTCACCGGCAACTTGACCGTGGACGGCAACGCCACGATCAACGGCAACACCACGCTGGGCAACGCCACGAGCGACACCATCACCGCCACGGCGCGGTTTGCCTCGGGCCTGACCCCCTCCGCAGACAACACCTACGATCTGGGTTCGTCGGGCAACTCGTGGAAAGATGTTTACATCGACGGTACCGCGTACCTCGCCTTGGTGGACATCAACGGCGGCACCATCGACGGCGTGTCGATTGGCGCATCGACTGCGGCCACCATCATCAACGTGGACAACCTGCGGCTCGACGGTAACACCCTGTCCTCGACCGACACCAACGGTAATGTCGTCATCGCCCCCAACGGGACTGGCGATGTGCAACTGGACGCCGACACGGTGCGTGTGGGCGACTCTGCCGCTGCGGCTACCCTGACTTCCAACGGGGCAGGTGCGCTGACTGTGACGACTGGCGGCGCAGCCAACCTGATCCTGTCCACCAACAGTGGAACCGCGTCGGGCACGATCACCATCAACAACGGGGCCAACGGCAACATCGCCATCGTTCCCGACGGCACGGGCGACGTGCAACTTGATGCTGACACGGTGCGAATTGGCGACGCCAACACCGACGCGTACCTGACCACCAACGGTACGGGCAACCTGAACCTGACGACCAACGGTGGTACCAACAGCGGCACCATCCAGATCGCTCAGGGTGCGAACGGCAACATCACGCTGACCCCGAACGGAACGGGCTCTGTGAGCGTGCCTAAACTTGTTTGGAGCAACGGCACTTCTGGTCGCGTGCCCTACCTGACCACGGGTGGGCAGTTCACCGACGATGCCGACATGACCTTTGACGGCACGACCCTCACGGTCAATGGCCTCACTGTGTCGGGTACTTCGACGTTTTCTGGCGGCACCGCTGATCGGGTGGTGTACCTCAACGGTAGCAAGCAGGCCACAACCAGCAGCAACCTTACGTTTGACGGCACCACGCTGGGCGTGAATACGCTGTCCGTGACTGGCAACACAACCCTTGGCGATGCCTCCACCGACACTGTGACGGTGAATGGTTATATGGGGGTGGGGGGTGCTGGTAACTCTAACATTGGGATAAGGTTACAAAACACCCTTACTGGTGGCACAACCGCTACAGGCCTTTATAGTAACCCTACGGCGGATAGTGGTACTACCTCAAGCATTACTGGAGTAGGTGCTTTTCCTAAAACAGCAGCCGCTTCATTTACTGTAAGTAATGTATACGGCTTTTACGCATTTGATACTTCAAAAGGCGCTGGCAGCACCATCACCAACCAGCATGGTGTCTACGTTGCCGACCAAACCCAAGGCACAAACAACTACGGCATCACCTCGCTAGTTTCCTCCGGCACGAACAAGTGGAACATCTACGCCAGCGGCACTGCGCAGAACTATTTTGCTGGGAATGTGGGCATTGGCACCACGACCCCACTGACTAAACTGGAAATTTCTGGCACTACAAACCAGACATGGAGCACAACTGCTGCTTCTATCTCTGGAACAACTTTGGATGTGACATCTGCTCCAACAGGAACAATCGCTGTTGGCGATTTGGTGTATGGCGCTAATGTTCAAGTTGGAACTCGCATTACTGCACTTGGCACTGGCACTGGTGGCACAGGCACATACACAGTCAGTGTGTCTCAAACTGTTGCCTCTGGTTCGATGGCTGCGACGTCGGCTTACGGAAGCAACATCATTCGTATCACCAATACGGATACAGGAATATCCTATAACGACCAGCCAGAAGGCATTTTGCAGTTCTACGGCTCTGATGTTACATCGCCTACTGCTGGTGTGTCTTCATACATTGCATCCGTTGCAGAGACAAGCAGCCCTGATAGCGCACTTGTGTTTGGTACTCGTGACAACACAGGCGGCGGTGTTGACGCTAATGAGCGCATGCGCATCACTTCTGCTGGGAATGTGGGCATTGGGACGAGTTCGCCTGCCGCAAAGATGGATGTTGTTGGGGTAAGTGGAACAGAGCAGTTAAGGATCGGTAACACGATTGGCGGCACTGACTTTGGCATCACAGTCACTGAGAACGCCTCCACAATCATCAATTCTGCTGAAGGCGCAACAGGACGAGGTATTCAGTTTCAGTCCGGTGGCGTTAACACAATGCTGCTCGACTCCTCCGGCAACCTCGGCTTGGGGGTGACGCCGAGTGCGTGGGTTTCGGGTTCTGTTTCTCAGACCATTAGTAACGCAGTTGTTGCTCGTCGCAATAACGGAGCGTCTGTATTTGGTCACAACTTCTATGAAAGTGCCGCAAATACTTTTACTTATACCCAAACAGGTGTTGCAACTCGTATTGAGGCCCCAACCGCTGGCGGATTGACCTTTAATACCGCCCCCTCCGGCACCGCAGGCACCGCCATCACCTTCACCGAGCGTGCCAATATCGGCTTGACCGAGATGGTGGTGAACGACCCCGGCAACGACTACGACTTTCGCGTCGAGTCTGATACCAACACCCACGCGTTGTTTGTTGACGCGGGGAACAATATGCTGGCCTCTGGAACATCTACGCCAGCAACCTACTTAGACGCCGCCAACGATGGCTTTGCGTTAAAGGGCGCAACCGCTGTTGACTACGCAATGGTGTCGTCTAGCGTTGCATCTGGAAGTAACTCTCATCAGATTCGTTTTTGGAACGATACAGGCACTGCTTACGAAATCGCTAGACTGCGAGTAAATGTCGGTGCGGGGCAGGTTAACCGTGGGGAATTTCAACTCTCCGTA